GTTTATTAAAATAAGCATCATCTTCTCCTTTGTTATACATAGTCATACTATCATCATTGATAATACTGCCACCATAAGTATTCATTTGTTTTCTACCTTGCTTAGCGAGTGAATAATATGGTCCAGCTGTTCGCATAGCATCTTTATAAGAAATATTATTTTCATCAGCGAATTTTTTACAAAATATAGTCCATGATGTCATATTATAATATAATAATAAAATAATAAAATAATATGACAGTTATAAAATTGTCGAATTGCTGCCTAGAGAATAAATATAGCATAAATATCTCTGAAAAGAGATGTTTAAGCGCAGCGAATAAAAAAGAAAGATAGCTCGAAAGAAAGTCGTTTCTTTCGATTCCTAGTAGCATCTAGATTAACAGAAAAAAACAATGTTTTTTTTGTTGAATCGTGCTAATTACTTAATATATTGATATTATAAAAAATTGAAATAATAATAGAAAATAATGTAAAATTTGATCAATGTAGTAAAAATAATGGATGAAAATAAAAATACATTGAAACCAAAAAATAGTAAAAAAGAATATATAGAATGTGAAATTTGTAATAGGAAATTTCAACGTAGAAATAAACCATATCATGAAAAATCAAAACTTCATGAATATAATGTAATAAATTTCAATATAAAAAAAATTCAAGAAGAATTGTCAAAAATTAAACAATAATTACTAGTATTACTTATAAGAGTTGTTGTTCCACTATATTAAAAAGTAAATATGCATCATAATAAAAAGTGGAATTGGCTCGTTCCACTTTTATCAATAAAATAGACAGCATAAATACTTTTATAGTTATATTCAATTTCGTTCCAGTTTGTTCCACTTTCATTTCATTCCAGTTTGTTCCACTTCATTAAAAATAGCCAGCATAAATACTTTTATAGTTATATTTCATTTCGTTCCAGTTTGTTCCACTTTCATTTGGTTTAAGTTTGTTCCACTTCATTCATTGGACTTTATAAAATTCTAATGCATAAAAATAGTTAAAAATAATAATCTAAACATATATTAAAGTAAAAATGAATGTAAAAATATTAAAATGTTATGATATGAAAGAATATAAGAGACAATATTATTTAGAAAATAAAAGTAAATGGGAGAAAACAGAGACGTGTGAACTTTGTAATATGACATATAAAATAATACATAGATCGAGGCATAACAAAACAAAAAAACATCAAATGTTATTAAACTTGAAAATGATAGATAAACTAGAAAATGAAATTAGTACAGTAAGATCGAATATAGAAAATATAAATAAGAACGGAATAAAATGTTAGAAATTAATTTATAAACATATAGTAATATATAAAATGTCCAAAAATCAGGAAGATTTATTAAAAGGTAAGGATAGATTATGGATATTTACATTATTTAATTATGATGTAAGTGATTTAAAAAATTTACAAAATATCGAATGTAATTTAACAGGTAGAGTACGTGCAATAGAATATCAAAGTGAAATATGTCCAAAAACACAAAAGAAACATCTTCAAGGATTAATCCTATTCAATCTTCCTGCACGACCGAAAATGGTGAAAAAAATATTATGTCGAAATGATGTACATATAGAACGAATGGAAAATTCATTAAAAGCCAATATAAAATATACATCAAAATCCGAATCATATGACAGTGAAACAAATATATTTGTGGCAAGAGGTATCTTTGATTTGACACGAGGTAAAACATTAAAAACCTCATCATCAACAGCAATAATAGTAGAAAAATTAGTGAATGGAGACCCACTGGAAATAGCAATTAAAGGAAATGAACTTGGATTTGCAACTCATTTTCATGGAATAAAAGAGGTAGCAATTATGTACAAAAAAATTGATCCAAAATTAGTCGAAGAAATGAAAGAAATACAATATAAAGAATGGCAACAAGATTTACATGATATTTTAGAAAAAAAACCGGATAGACGATCAGTATATTGGGTATATGAGGAAAAAGGTCATGTTGGCAAATCACAATTTATAGAAAAATATTGCGTAGAACATGAAAATGACAGTTATAGTCTAGATGATATAGGAAATAGAAAAGATGCAACTGATGGTTTAAGAAATTGGATGGATACATATAAGACCCCAAGAGTAATATTAATAGATTTAGCCAGATCACATGATAGATCAGATCTAAATTTGTATAGATTTATAGAAAGCTTAAAAAATCGTAGAATGACATGCACAAAATACAAAGGAGAATTTCGTGTATTTAATACTCTACATGTAATGATATTTGCAAATTGGTTACCTTTATTTGAAATAGAAAATGGAGGAATAAAGGGACCTGTGTTAAGTGAAGATAGATGGCGAATCTATACAATAAAAAACAATAAATTAATAAAAATAACATTAGAAGAAGCTAAAAAACAAAAGGAAATTGAAATCAGCGAATCAAATAAAAATAAAAATTAAATCAATATATATATATCATTAAAAAATAAATGCTATATATTTCTGCCAAAACCCGACATGCCATTGTACAGATCTAAGTTCAGGTCTAGTAACAATAAAATAAAAACCGAATAAAGTATTGACCTTACGTACGGATCTTAGTACATGCCAAAACTCGAACAAATAAAAACTTAAAATAATCTAGATACAATAATTCTAGTATAGCAGATGGATGAAACCGTTTGTCCAAGTAAATTCAAATTTCCGCCCGAATTTTGGAATACGAAAACTTGCAAAGTATTGCCAATATTAAGATAAATAGAAAGAGAATTTTGTAATCCAAGTGGATCATTACTAGCGGTACCCATAGAAGAATTAGTAATTCTACTACTAGAAGAATTTTGAAACCATAAAGTTCTAATTCCAGTAGCATTTAAATCAAATAATGCAGTAGCACAAAAAGAGTACATACCAGCTTGTGTACATGTAAAAGTGCCAGCATTATATGTTAGACCAGGGACACTACTGACACTACTATTATATACAAGTAATGTATTAGTATTATTAGGAATACTAAGATTCGACGTAATTAAATACTCATTGCTGACAGGACTAGATATATTATCAGATATATGTAGTTTAGCACAGAATAGATCAAGATTATTAGGTTCGAATAAATTACTAATGGACATTTATATAATAATAAAATAAAATAATTATGATAAACGACTAACAATTAACTGACAATTATTAGGCGGTAAATTAACAATATTAGCAGTCGAACCACTGGATTGATATGCTGCAACCCCAACAGTGTCTCCAGTATTGAAGTGACTAACCAAAGTATTAGAATTAAAAATATTTATAGAACTATTGGAGGGTATATTGCTAGATTGATATTTTTGTGTAATAGTACCAATAGATTGATTAATAAAGAAAAATATTTCTCTACTACCTCCAGAAGTCGTATCCCAAATAATAGTGTATGTAAATGAATAAACACCTCCACGATTAATATTAAAAATACCGTTATTATAAGTTACGCTACTTATTTCAGAAACAGGATTAAAATAAACGATACTATTAAGATTATTTTGTACAATTTGAGTTAATGATTTATTGTAATATCCACTTATATTGTAATCAATAATTGGAATATTAGTAGTTAATGAATTACAAAATAATTCATATATATTAGGTGTGAAAAGATTCGATATACTCATAATTAATAATATATGTATATATTATTATATTTTAGTAACAACAATAATGGAATTATTTCCACCAGATCCCAATAAGTTTAAGCCTCCACTGTTCCCAGAATCTTGATAACAGCCACCTCGAACAACATCACCAGCATTAAAAACTTTAATTAAGCAACTCGAAACAGATCGTACTCCAGTATTTCCACCAGGAACAGAAGAATATGCCCATTCTAAAGTTAGTCCGGGAATATTTTCATTGACAGAGAAAAAAGAAGCTCTAATGTTATTAGAAACTCCTTGCCAGTAAGTCATTTGACAAAAAGAATACAATCCAGTAGTATTGATAGTAAAACTTCCGCTGTTATAAGTGACATCCGGGATAGTTGAAACTGGATTCGCATATAATATAAGAGTAGGCGTATCATCAGGAATGCTTTGATCAGCAGTAAGAACACATTGGATACTGCCATTGGATCCAATCGAATAATCGTTAACGGTCATAGAATTACAGTAGAGATCATAATTGTTATATGTAAAAAGATTGCTGATACTCATGATATAATATTATACAAGATAAAAATTAAGTGATACATACTAAACCTGACAGGCAACAGCGCAGATCATTGAAAATTGCGAGCGATTTAATGTTGCGTGATAGCTTTAAATAGGACAGGCAATAGAACAGATCTTAACTATCTTGTATTATCCACTTCTTCCTTCTTCCTCTGGAAGAATGGGAGCGGATTAAATCAAGCAATAGAATAGATCTTAATAAATTGCCAGTTATCAGTATGTAATAAATAAATTATTGAATTATTAAATAATTGAATTATTATATACTGATTATTGTATGATTAAATTATTATGAAATTATTGAATTATTTTATTATTAAGAAATTATTGAATTATTAAATTGTTATTAAATTATTATGAAATTATTGAATTATTTTATTATTATGAAATTATTGAATTATTAAATTGTTATTAAATTATTATTAAATTTTTATTATTAAATTATTTTATTATTTTATTATTTTATTATTTTATTGTTAAATATTTATTATTATTTTATTATTTTATTGTTTTATTGTTAAAAATTATGTTGGCTATATTATATTTATGTCGAACAAAAAAAAGCGATATAATGTGAAAAATATTGAAAAAATAATTAAAGAATATGAATTATCAGACAAATATTCACAAGTAGAAATTTGCAGAAAATATGGAATAACATTAAATGTATTTCAATATTACAAGAGAAAAATGATAGAAAATGATAATTGGCCTTGCTACGAGACAGAAAATAGTTCAAATAATCAATCCTCCGCTGAAAGCGGCAGAGCGCCGGCTGAAAATAATCATAAACAACCGAAAACTATCCAGCCTCGTATAGCTGCTTCCTCTGGAAGGAGGGAACCAACTAAGACTGCAAGAATTATCTTGAAGAAGCCAAAAAGAAAAAATCCAGATCATGAATTTTGGCAGTGCGTAATACCGCAGCACGAGGCAGATGTCAAAGTAGATAATATTGGAGTAAATAATATCGGAGTAGATACTGTCGGAGTAGACTCAGTTAGAGTAGAAGAAAAAAATTGGTCAGGTATGAAAATTCCAATGAAGAAAGGAAGAAATGGAAAAGAATTCGTAGATATATCACAATTTATTGTAAAATAAAATAATATATACATAATATATATAAATGATTTCAAGAGAAGTTCAAAACCAAATAGCACATCAAAACCAAACAGCACAAAGAGAAGTTCAAAACCGAATAGTAGAAAGTGAAACTGAAACTGAAACTGAATCTGAACCGCTAGCAATAAAAAAGAAAGATTTTTATGAATTATTAAAGTCTAGTAATGATAAAATTAGTAGTATAAAATCAGAAAATATCGATCTGAAAGTAAAATTAGAGATTAATGAAGATAAGACAAAAATGATCATGACTTTGTTAGAGAAAGAAAAATTAGCTAAAGAATCATTAGAAACTCGAATAAAAAATCGAGCAGAGAAAGCCTCAAAATCATCAGCAGAATATGATGAACTATTGAAGAAGAGTAGAGAAAGAATAGAATATCTTGAAAAAAATGAGGAAAAATTGATTAAAATGGGAAAAGAAAAAATGCGACATGAAATTGAAGAATTCAAAAAAAAATATGGAATACCAATATAAATGACTGAAGATGAAATGTCTGTTCTATTGGTAGATTATAAAAATTATAAAAATTATAAAAATGAAATGTTAGAATCTAAATTAGAAAATATGATATTGAAGGAAAAATTAGAAATATTAGAATCCAGGATCGCGAAGCTTCCTCGTGCCTCTTCTTGTTCTGGGAAGCAGGAAGCGACGAGGCAGAAAATTGATTTGTTTACAGATATACTTCCTAATAATTCATTCATAACGACTGTCTCTGAAGCAGTAAGCTCTTCCTCCTTCCTTCGGAAGCATGGAAGCAGTGAAGCAGGAAGCATAGAAGAAGTAAGCATGGAAGTAGAAAAAGATCCAGAACAGCTTTCAGTGGAAGAGATTATTGAAAGAGTGCTAAAAAACATCACTTCCCAATTTTGTGTAAGAATTCAGCGGCATAGGAATAAGAAGATTTAAATATAATATATTCACTCAAAACAAAAATTAAATATTTCAGACCAAAATATTTAATTCAAATATAACATATTCTTTCTTGCTCAGCTAGACATAAAATATCTATTGTATGGGAAAATAAATTTGGAAAGATCAGTAAAATTAGAATTATTTAATTGTTCAATAGATTGCTTATCAATAATAGATTTAATATTATCAGTTAATTTATCGAGTAATTTAATTTTGTTATTTTTTTTAGATTTATTAATATCATCAATTAAATTATTAAATTGATTAATTTGATTAGTATTAAGTAAATCAGATCTATTTAATTTAATTTTAACATTGTCAAGTTGATCATGAATAGAAACAAGTTTACCTAGATTAAACTGCTTAATAAGAGTGAGAATAGTTTTAAGATCCCCATTAATTTGATATAAATAAGAAATATTTCCGGAAATAATAGGTCTAAGAGTTTCTAAAGTATCCGTATCTTTATTTAATCTAGATAGAGCCCAAATTCTCTTAATCCCTTTGAATGGATTAAAATATAATTTCGAAAAGAATAATTTATCAATTTCTTTTTTGAGACCACTAGTAATAAATTGATTAAGATCATTAACAACAAGTTGATCATTATTAAGTACGATATCATTGCCATTATTTTCAAAAATGAGCAAGAACCAATTGGTCATTTCGATATATTTATTATCAATTAAAGTAATAGTATCAATTTTAATGTCAGTCTTAAATTTGATAGCATCGAGTAATTTCATTTTAAAATTATTCTTTAAAATTTTATAACGTTTAATAAGATCATTATTAGTCCATCTAATAATATAATATTCTCTAACAATAAAATTAAAAATATCAAAATCATTTCCATTTAAATTTTTTTTTTTAATAATAGAAATAAGTGTATAATAATCATTTTCTTCAATCAAATTATTATAATATAATTGGATAATATTGTTAGAAGTTTTATTTTTATCATAAATGGTCCAAATATTGTTACATAATTTACCAATGTGATGTACTTGTACATCAGAATATCTTAAATCTAAGCCAGCTTTAAACTCAGAAATATATGTAGATTTAATAGAATTAAGATGATTGATAACCTTAACAATTAATTTATAAAATTTGTTATATAATTGATCAATAGTATTCTTACCTTTAAAAATTTCATATAAATCGATATCAGAAGGATATTTTTGAATTCTGATGTTATAACTTCCGAAAATGGTACCGGGTGAATTTTTATTCACGGATAAAATCTTGGTCATAAGTTTTACTGTAGATGGATAACTTTTCTCATTAATGGTTTCATATAATATAGACATAATAATAATATAATAATATAAAATCATTTTATTTTATTCCAATTAGAAGCAGCCATTTTCATAGCATCAGTTTGTGAAATTCCTGGATGATTATTTTTAATTTTTTTTAATTCTTTAGACATAAAAATATTATATTTTGAAGGATTTTTAATCTTTTTCTTTTTCTCGGCGCGATATTTTTTTATAACATTGGTAAGTTTATTAAATTCTTTTTTTTCTGCATTGGTAAAACTAGAAATATCAGTGTTAAGAATAATATCATCCAAAATTTGTTCTTCTTTATCTAATTTTTTATTAGTGGTCGCATTCGTATTCGCATTCATACGACCAGCTTTAATTTGTTTAAGTTTACAATTATTTAAATATTGTGGATGCATTTGCGTATCAATATATTCATTTAAAATTTCTCTAATTCTTTTTCTAAGAAATTCATCATTAGCAGCTTTAGAGTAGTCCATTATAATAATAATACATTGAGAAAATATAAGATATTATAATGTATATATATAATGTCAATAAGTAATCTAAAATCACCAAATAATAATTCATTATATTGTAATGCATTAACATGTAATTCAATATCATGTGAAAATATGCCCCAAAGATATGTTCAATTAACAACATCATCAAGCACATCTATGCCATCAGGATCAACAGTGGTGACATCTTGGAGTACAGTTCAAACAGGTGATAATACGTTAGTAAATGTTTCAGAACCATCATCAGTGACAATCGTAAATAGCGGGATATATATAGTTTGCTTTACGATTCAATTGAATGCAGATTCAAATACAGATGGGACAGTGAGGACATTAACAAATAAAGGAGGAGCAATGTCCCAAGTTCCGCAAAATGGAAGCAATCCATTATATACTTTAACGACAATTACAAATTACTCAGCAAATGATTCATTAGAATTAATAGTGACATCGAACAATACAACATCTAGGACAATTCTCGCAGGCAACTCAACACAATGTACATTAGTAAAAATAGCGTAATTAATTAATCCGTAAGCGTCGGATGTCCATCGGGACCATCGCTACTTCCTCCTTCCTCCTTCATTTGGAAGCATGGAAGCATGGAAGCTGGACAAGCAATAGAACAGATCTCTGAGGATTGCCCCTGCCCCTTCTAGGTAAGCTGAATAGTGTGTGGCAGGCAACAGAACAGATTTTAAAAGATTGCCTGGTCTTCTTTCTTCCTTCGGAAGCAGAGGAAGCAGAAAATGTTTTTTTAAAATGTTCAAAAATACTAAATCAGGCAATAGGAAAGATCTTAAAAAAATTGCGAGTAATTAATAAAATATAAAAAAAATTCTAAAATCGATTATTTTGAAAATAAAAAATTATTACCAAAATATAAAAAATTAAAAAAATCATAAAATATATAAGTTATTCTATGTCCAAAATATCTCCGTTTGACAGGCTAAAATTATAAAAAAAACTATAGAAAATAAAAAAAACTAATAATAAATATGATAACATTTTTAAGAGATAAAACAGCGAGAGAAATAGCAAAAATCCATGGAGGCAAACTTGACAAAAAGAAAGTGTATGTATCTACAAAAGAAACTAATAAAAAAGGAGATATTCCAGTCGATTTGAAAGAACTACTAAATGAATTAGTAGATCTTGGTAAACAAAAACAGAAACAGAAAATGATAGAAAAGATAAATGATTCAATGGATAATGGAGTAATTCCGGATGAATCAATAGTTCTGGATTTTTATAATAAAGCTAAAAAAAAAGCCGAAGAGAAATCCAAAAAAGAACTAATTTTACATGAAGGTGAAATAATTCCAATACCAAATTCAAAAGCACGTGAATGTTCATATGTTTGTGGACCATCTGGCTCTGGAAAATCAACATATATAAGTAAATACGCAAAAGAATATAAGAAAATATTTCCAAAAAAGAAAATTTATGTATTTTCAAGACTAGAAAATGACGAGACAATAGATCTCTTACATCCAGTAAGAGTAATAATAGATGATGATTTAGTGAATGATCCAATAAATCCATCAGAGTTGGAAGATTCACTAGTAATTTTTGATGATACAGATACAATATCAGATAAAAATCAATATGAAGCGATTCGAAAATTAAAGGAAGATTTATTAGAAACTGGTCGCCATAATAATATATATGTAGTAATAAGTTCTCATTTAATGACAAATTATAAGGAAACTCGAAAAATATTGAATGAATGTCACAATATAACATTTTTTCCAAAAGCCGGTAATACTCAGCAGATAAATTATTGTTTAAAAAATTATATGGGTTTGAATAAGAAACAAATTGAAGAATTCTTACATCTACCAAGTAGATGGGTAACAGTATATCGGCATTATCCACAATATATTTTATACAGCAAAGGAATAAAACTATTATCAAATTAAATATAATGAAAAAAATGAATTATGAAAAAATAAAACAAATTCCTTTGTCAGGAGAAGAAGTATTATATTTAACGAATGGTAAAGCTGAAATAATAACATATCAACAGTTAAAAATACATGAAAATATATATACGGTAATGGGACCATATCGAGCATGTATATTATTAATAGAAACACGTCAAAATTATGGTCATTGGGTATGCTTTTTTGAAAAAGAAAATGGAAATATAGAATATTTTGATTCATATGGATATTTTCCGGATGATGAATTAGAATTTATAAATGAAAAATTTCGAAAAGAAAATGGAGAATGGCATAGTGAATTATTAAGAAAATTATATAATAGTGGAAGAAAGATAGAATATAATGATTATCGTTTACAAGGCCCAAAAACATCAACATGTGGTAGATGGTGTGCATTAAGAATAAATCACAAAGATATGTCAATAGAAGAATTTGCAAAATTGTTTATAAATAAAGTATTATCTCCGGATGATATTCTTGTTAGAATATAACTTCCTCGTCTGTTTTTTCATTGTAATGAAACTACGAGGCAAAAAATTGAAATAAAAATAATTTGAAAAATATAATAATATATATAAAGAAATATATATAAAAAAATAAGAATATAATTATAAGTAAAGACGTATTATCATCATAAAATGAATCCAATAAAATTTGAATCCGAAAGAGAGCAATGTTACAATTCCTCATCGCCAGTTAGATGTCTAAAATTGATACCAACATTAATATTTGTGATATTATCTATAATAATATTATGTTACTTAATAAATATAAGTAACATAATGAGTAATTCAATAAAAAATCAAGGCGGAGAACATATATATTATAATGTAAATATAATAAATCCGAATAATAACGTAAATTTAAGAACAATGGCATCATTTACCGAAAACCGAACTCAAAATCTAGTGGATAATGCAGATGATTATTATTTATCAGTAGTAAGATTTTATGTTCCAGGTGATTCAATACCATTAACAGTATTACCAATAAAACCATATCCAAATACTAATCCTAATTTAACAACATTATCAGTAGCATTAAGATGGAATGGTTTTATATCTGGAGAAATTCCAATTGTATATGTACCAGAAACTGCATTTACTATACCTCCACCAGCACCAACACAACAAAATCCGAATGTTCCAATAGTTCCTTACTATTATATATATTCATATCAAAATGTATTGGATCAAGTAAATACAGCATTAACATTAGCATTAATTGATCTTAAAGCAGCAGCAGGAGATCCACCCGAATTAACTACAACAGAACCTCCATATTTTTCTTTCACTGCAGCAACTGGTTTATTATCAGTAAATGGTCAACAGTCATTTTATGACAGTTCACAGGCGACACCAATACAAATATTAGGAAATATACCATTTGTAAAATATTTTTCAAATTTTCCGGTCTATACTGTACCAAATGTATTTTCCCCAATAGTTCCAGGTGGTCTTCAATTTACATATCAATATTTAATGAGAAATAATGGACAAAATGTTGATGCAAGTGGAATATTACATATGAGTGAAGAATATATATCAGTAGGAAATTGGAATATATTTCGATCATTAGTTTTCGTATCAGGAACATTGCCACTACAAAGTGAACAAATAGCATCTTCAAATGGATCGGGTGTATCTATAGGTAGACAAATTTTAACAGATTTCGAACCATTAGTAAATGATGCAGCAGGACAATCTCGTAGTATATTCCAATATTATCCACAAGGACCGTATCGTTTAATGAATTTTAATTCAAAAGGTCCGATCAATAAATTTGATGTATCAATATACTGGCAATCAATTTATGGAGATTTGTATCCAGTATATATAGAATATAATGAGGTAGCAACAATAAAGTTTTTATTTGTTAAAAAAACTGCATATACAGTAACATAACTGATGCTCCGCCACATACAGCAGGTATATAACAGATGAAAAAAATTAATGAATGAAAATAATATATTATATCATTATAATATATTATATGTCATTATCTATTCAGCCAATTACTCCAATAAAGGTATTAGAGCCAAGAGTAGCAATAAATAATAAACGATATTATGCACTTTTAGAGGGAGGAAGTACAGTAACGGTTAAAGACTTCACGACCACATCAGCTTCAAACTCAAATTTTATATTTACTTGCCCACCTCCAAATCCAAATATAATAGTTGATCGAAAAGTTTATTTACAAACACAAGTAACATTAACATTTACGGGTCAAGCAGCAGTTGGGCAAAGGTTATTAGTAAATGCAGCAGATGCTTTTCGAGCATATCCTTTATCATCATGTATGCAAACATTACAAGTAACATTAAATAATCAATCAGTATCATTAAATGTATCAGATGTAATACAAGGATTATTAAGATATCATACCCCACAAAAACAAAGAGAATTTGATTATTCGATGACCCCCAGTATGTTAGATCAATATCAAGAATATTCAGATGGATTTGGAGAAGCTCCAAGAAATCCATTAGCAAAATATGGTGATGGTTATGAAATGAACCGAGGAGGCTTTTCATTTATTTCAATAACCAATTCAGTAGGACAAGGAATAGGAAGTGGATCACCGACAGTATCAGCAATAGTAGTAGCATTACTTACAGAACCAATATATTTGTCTCCATTTTTATTTGGTCATGGTGATCATAGTGGATTTTTAGGTCTTCAAACAATGGATTTTAATATAAATTGGTCAAATAATTTATCATATATGTGGTCACATGATGCAGTAAATGGAAATCCAATCTCAAATATAGTAGTAAGTTTTGCACCAAATCCAAAGTTATTATTTCAATATATAACACCTAAACAATTAATGCCATTGCCACCAGTAATAACTTATCCATATTTTGAGATTCAAAGATATCCAACACAATCGCCAGCAATGGCACCAAATTCAACATACACAATAGCAAGCCAGAATATTCAATTGCAAAGTATACCACGTAGAATGTATATATATGCAAGACGACAAAATTCAGATCAAACATTCAGTACAACAGATACATTTTTCTCAATACAAAACGTATCAATAAATTGGAATAATAACAGTGGTTTATTAGCATCAGCATCAGCAGTAGATTTATACAATATATCTCGAACAAATGGATGTAATTTATCATGGACACAATGGAACGGAATAACTCAAGTATTAGATAATAATTCAAATGCAATAGTGAAAGGAACAGTAGGAAGTATTTTATGTATAGAATTTGGTAAAGACTTAGGATTACCGGATGATCAGTGCCCAGGATTATTAGGAACTTATCAATTGCAAATGAATGTTACAGTAACAAATACAAATCAAATCAACTCAGTAACGCCTACATTATATGTGGTAGTAGTAAATGAAGGAACATTTACGATTACTCATAATAGTTCAGCTACTCAAATCGGTGTAATGAGTAAACAAGATATTATGGATGCTCGACAAATGCGTGGAGTAGATTACAACGTAATTAAAAAAGTATATGGTGGCGATTGGCTAGATGATATATCAAGATTCGGGTCAATGTTATGGAGTGGAATAAAAACAGTAGCAAATGATGTAGCTGACTTTGTTCCAAAAGCGCTAAATGTTGGAACGAAAGTAGCGCCATTATTAGGATTAGGTGACGATGAAATGAATGGTGGAGTTTTAATAGGAGACGGAATGTCAGGAGGTTGTAATGGATGTTGCAATGGTGGAGCGAGAGTCGGAGGAAAAATGATAACAAGAAAACAATTAAAATCAAGAATGAGATAAAACATCGCTTCCCTTCTAGAAGAAGCTGGACAGGCAATAGCGCAGATCTTTCATACTTTGCGAGAATCTACCACTTGTGGCAGGTAATAGTACAGATCTTGTATTTCATTGCCAGGTAAACAAAAAATGTAAAAATTATATTAAAGTCAAGCAATAAAACAGATCTCTGAGAATTGCCAGGTTCAATTAGATAAATTAGCACATAGCGAAAAGTTATTTAATATCTATATATATATTAAATAATGTCAATATCAAATTTAACACAACCGAATAACTATAATTTATATTGTGCAAATTTTACATGCCGAAATATGATATCACATGAAAATTTAGTAGCCGAAGCAGATTATACGGTAAGTACAGGAAAAATAGGTTTTGAGGATACAAATACATCAAATTCAGCATATTTAGAATATTCAGATAATATTGGTCCAGCAAATGGACAACTATCATTAAGTATTAATAATTCAGATGTAATGACAATAACATCGGGAGTAAATGCAAGTACATCAGATGTAACAATTGCAAATATATTGAATGTAAATGGGATAATAAATACAGCAGGATTAAATATACCAATTTATGATAAGGTATTATCAACTGATAACTCGGGTAATGTAATCGGTACAACTGGTTTAATAGCAACGAGCTTAGCGACAACAGGGTTACCAGTTAATATATCTGAATCATCACCTCCGATAGCAAATCAAGTTTTAACAGCAATGAGTCCGACAGCAGCAATATGGCAAACACCATCATCAACATTTATAGATAGTACATTTCATGTGGTCGATTCGATTGATCAAACAAAACAATTTGATATAAATGTGCAGGGAACAACGGGAACATCAACGACGCTCGAGACAACGCAATCGGTAAATCGTGTAATAACATTACCAGATGCAACAGATACTCTTGTAGCTCGCAATACAATAGACACGTTAACAAATAAATCTTTAACTTCACCAGTAATTAGTACGATAGTTAATTCTGGAACATTGACTTTACCAACATCAACAGACACTCTCGTGGGGCGCAACACAACGGATACATTAACAAATAAGATAATTTCTGGATCAACCAATACAATTTCTAATATCGATCATTTATCTCAGGTGATAAATACTGGAGTTAATACACACGCGCAAATAGATACACATATAGCAAGTACAGCAGCTCATGGAGCTACTGGTGCTGTGGTTGGTACGACAAATACTCAAACGTTAATAAACAAAACATTGACTTCACCAGTGATAAGCACAATAGTTAATTCGGGCACCTTAACGTTACCAACCTCAACAGATACATTAGTTGGGCGAAATACAACTGATACATTAACAAATAAGATAATTTCTGGATCAACTAATACTATTTCCAATATCGATCATTTATCTCAGGTGATAAATACTGGAGTTAATACACACGCGCAAATAGATACACATATAGCAAGTACAGCAGCTCATGGAGCTACTGGTGCTGTGGTTGGTACTACAAATACTCAAACGTTAATAAACAAAACATTAACTTCCCCAGTAATTAGTACGATAGTTAATTCTGGAACATTGACTTTACCAACATCAACAGACACTCTTGTGGGGCGCAACACAACAGATATATTGACAAACAAAACATTGACTTCACCAGTGATAAGCACAATAGTTAATTCGGGCACCTTAACGTTACCAACCTCAACAGATACATTAGTCGGGCGCAATACAACAGATATTTTACAAAATAAATCATTAATAGATAATACAACAAAAATTGTTGATAATTCAACAAATACGAAATCACTAATTTTTGTTATTGAAGGTACAAACAATACATCTACGGCATTACAAACGAGTCAAACAAGTAATCGACTTTTAACATTACCAGATATAACGGATACAATATCAACAGGATCATTGTCCGAGACATTAACAAATAAATCAATGTCAGGATCAAGTAATTATTTTTCAAATATCAATCATGAAACTGCGCTGAGCAATGTTGGTAGTAATACACATGTACAAATAGATGCGCATATAGCAAATACCTCAAATCCACATAATACAACTTTAAATCAAGCGAATTCAGCACAAAGTCTTTGTACAGCGACAGGAGATTTATTTTATTATTCATCGAGTACATCTAGTTTTATTCGTATTCCGATCGGTACATCATCAAGTCAATTAACAGTAGTAAGTGGTATACCAGCATGGCAAGCAATAACATCAAAATCATCTGCAGAAATATATTATAATAATTCGGGTGTTCCATATACTGTTAATGTAATAACGGCAGAAGTATATGTGGTAGCAAATCCGGCGACAACATTATTGAGTCCAGCGACAGACTTTGATATGCCACAAAATGGTCGTTTAAGATATACAGGAACAACAACAAAAAATTTTCGTGTCCGACAAGATATCTCAGCACAACCAGGCGCAGCTGGAGTGACTATGTTTAGTTGTTTCTATAAAAATGGTACATATGTGGGAGGAGACATGAAATTTTATGGAGCAGTAACGACAGGATCATATTGCGCGGGTTCAACATATATAATAAGTTTAAGTACTGATGATTATATAGAAATTTGGATGACAGCAAGTAGTAGTTCAGGTGATCCTGGAGTAACTCAGTTATATTTGGTGGCGGAAGAAATTCAATAAAATTGTTCAACAAAATAAAATAAAATAAAAAATAAATATAAGAATATTTTTTAAAAAAATAAGATAAAAAATATGAAGATAAAGCATTAAATAAACTTAAAATAATTAATAAAAAATTTTGTATACCAATAAAATATATGGTATGTTATGGATATTTACGAGTTTCAACAAAAAAGCAAGATATTGACAATAATAAAGCCGAAATATTATTATTTGCAAATCAAAAGGATTTAGGTAAAGTAATATGGATTCAAGAAACAGTGAGCGGCAGAAAAGATTGGCGGAAGAGAGTATTAGGAAAAGAATTGGATAAAATGAATTCCGGTGATGTAATAGTAATGTCTGAATATAGTCGAATCGGACGAGATTTTCTGCAATCTATGGAGTTTTTAGCAGAATGCCGAAGAAGAAATATAATAATTCACTCAACGCTCGGCGATATCCCTATTAAGGATGATGCAACAAGTAATTTATTACTAGCACTGAAAGCCTGGAAAAGTCAAGTAGAAAGAGAAGATCTCTCATATAGAACAAAATTAGGTATACAAGCTCACAAAGAAAAAGGCTCAATATTGGGAAGGAAGCCAGAAATGATATTAGATAAAGATCCAAACAATATAGATAAAATTAAGGAAATGATAGAGAAAGATATGAAATTAAAAGTAATAGCAAAAGAATTCAATACAACTACAGCAACATTATCGAAATTTATTAAAAAGCATAATTTAAAACCAAAAAAATCTGATGTAATAACATAATATGAGTGATATATATTGTGGAATTAAACCTGTCCCAAAAAATAAGACACTTGGTTCGATGAAACAATGTGCTAATGCACAACAAGTTCGATACTATGGAATAAAAAAAGTAGATAAAAAATTATTAGAAACAAAAAAGACTAAATCTAAAAATGATCGTATGACAATAATAAAAGAAATGTCGAAACTAAAAGGAATACTGCATAGATTGGATCGAGAAATTAGAACAAAATCAGTACGAGAAGACCCAAAGAAGAAATCTCAAATGGAAAAAGATATAGCAAATACTAAAAAAAAATATAATGAAAAAGCAAGAGAATACAACAATAAATTCTAGGTTTCTTCCTAAAGGGAAGCAGAAAAAGAAAATAAGTAGTCGTAATTACTGACAGAAAAATAATAATTATATTTCCTCATACGAAGAAATATAATAAAATATAATTAATATTTATTCCGCCGCGCGCTATTCTTCTTCGAAGAAGCGCGGCGCGGAACTTTAACATTAGCATTTAATCCAGATAATAAAGCAGCAAGTGCCCCTTTAGGAGTTTTGCCACTGGATAAAACACCGCCAATTAAAACACCAGCATTATATAAATCTAAATTCTTTTTATTCCTCATTTGGCGAGGCAATTTCTTATTATGTGGATATGGAATAGGTTCTTTACTTTCCTCAGTAATTTTCTTTCTTAAAGCAGCCGAATAACGTTTATTAAAATAAGCATCATCTTCTCCTTTGTTATACATAGTCATACTATCATCATTGATAATACTGCCACCATAAGTATTCATTTGTTTTCTACCTTGCTTAGCGAGTGAATAATATGGTCCAGC